TCATAGTTCTATTTCTGTTAAATTTTTCTCTCTGTCTAAATATTTGTATTCTATTTTGACAGGATCAAATTGTTTAATTTCTTCAAAGATAATATTTTCTTCAAAGGGTCCGCAAGTGTAAACATCTAATTGTAAAAGTCCTGGATCTTCTTCGTCCCAACAATGTAAAGCTATATGAGATGTTTCAATAACTACTACACCAGTTAGTCCTCTGTTACCTTCATCGTTTACGTAAGCAGTTATTGGTCCTTGACATACAACCATACCAATTTTTTCAACTAGCTGTGTTAACCATTTATGAGCCCATTGAGTACTTTTTGGAGTATTGTTTACCTCTGCTCTAATTATTAGATGTTTGTGTACAAGTGCCATGTTATAAAAATAATCTCCACATAGCAATTGTGTTCATTATTGTAAACCACATGGTTAGTACTAATATCCATGAACTCATTCTGTAGTAAGCACCTACCATTCCTGTAATGCTACCAATCCAATAAAATGGTATAAAGATATCTGGTCTTGGTGCAAGTACTGTGTAAGTCAAAATAGCACTACCGATGATTACTGTGATAGCACTTATCATCTCATAATAAAATGCAATGACATTGGTATTGTAGCTTTCTATCCAGAATTTTTTAATACGTTCAATCATGTTCATCCATATTTAGTGCAACGATTCTGTTGCAAGGTTCGTTGCCAACCCCGGTGACCTATTAGGCCGCCATAGCTAGATTTTCATCTGCATTTATAGTTTTGTTGCGTTAACCGAGCTTCCGCCGGACAACTCCGTTTTTCTTTACATTCTGGTCGATCCTAGTTCACCCCCATCATAAGCACACTACTATAAAATGCTTAATGTGTTTATGGTGGAGGTGCTCGGTACTGCCCCGAGGTCCCTAAAACTTATTCCAAAAACATCAACATTGTGTAATCATTATACACGAAATTTTTGTAAATGCAAGAGAGAAAAGTTCTATAAGCCTAATGTTTTTATTGTGCTGTAAGTGGCTATACCCGCTGTTAGCAAGTAAGCTAAACAAGGATCTTTAAGAAGACCTTCTAATAGACCAGCAAGTGCGGCCTGTTTTAATAGTTCTAAAAAGTTACCTAGATATTTTAAATCACCTTTAATAATATCAATTAACATTTTTATTAAACCAACTATACCCATTGCCAAAGCTACAAGTCCTACAACTTGTAATATTTTTGCTAGTATTTCATTTAGTATCGATCCAGCTTTCATGATACTACCTAAAGCATCTTCAATAAAAGCACATGGACCTGTTGACACACTTGGTAGATTGTTTAATGTTGTTGATAATTGATTTACTGTACTCAATATACTCATATACCCTGGTAAACCAGGAACAACAATACCACCAGGTGAACTTGGAGAAGTTGGTATACCAAAATCAACACCATATGTTGATGTATTACCAAGAGCCGACCATGGTGATGTTCCAGCTGGTAATTCACTTATACACATACCACTTTGTCTATTTGAAAGATAGGTAACATCTTTTAATACATCTTCAGTTAATTTAATTTGTCTTATTTCATCGTCAGTAAGTTTTCTTGATGGTTGTCCTGGACCAATTACATTTCCTGGAACTACAGCTCTCAAAGAAAGTGTAGCATTATCCCAATCATCTGGTAATGCAGTTTTTTGTTCTTGTAGCTTTTCGTTGATTTGTCTAATTGTGCTGTCATGTGGATTTTGAAATCCTGCATAGGCTTTACAAGTTCTTCCAAAAGGATCAACGTGGTCTACTATGTTAAGAGCACCAGTAGAAAATAATGCTTTCTGTGTATCACTTATCTGACTTGTAAGTGGAATAATACTATCTGGAAAATTTAAACTATCTGGATATGCACCACTAATTCTTTTACCTGCCATATTAACCTCCTGCGAAAACGTTTCCGGAACCTGAAGATACCGAACTGCCACAAGCAACCGGATCACCTATTCTTCCTAACTGTAAATTATTTGCAAACACTGTACCAGATCCTGCAGACAATGTACTGCCATGACATACACCACAACAATGCACACTCCATGAGTCACTTTGTCTGTGTACTGAGATAGAATTCGCAAAGACATCTTGGCTTCCGCCATTACTCGGCCTTGACGGAAAACATCCGTGTCCTGTACAACTATCACCTAATCTAGTTACTGCTGGCATAATAGTATTTATGTACTATTATTATGAGGTAATTATAGACTGTTTTTCTTCAGGTGTTGGTACTTTGATGCTTGAAACTGTTTGAGTGTACTGACTAGAAGCTACTGAATTTGCTTTTGTAATTGCAATTACTTTATCTGTTGATATTACAATTACATCTTCAACGTCTTGCATCATCATAAATTGACTCATTGCCAAACCTTTTGGTGTATGAACCAACATCATAGGTTTTGACAATCTGATATTATCCATATCACCTTCAACTAATTTAGCAATGACTTCATCGCCTGTTACTAATTTAATTGCAACTACTTCACCGTTTTCGTGTTTCTTATTATAGATCATAATTTAAAGTCCTTGAATGTATCTTTTGTTACATCCTGTTTAACTCCACCAACAATATAACTTTCTACTTCAGTTTCCTGCGGTGCAACTTGTAAACCTGCAGATGATAACCAATGCTGAGTCCATGGTAGTGGATTTTGATTAACTGGTTGATCAAAGATTGGCTCTAGTCCAATAGCTTTCAACCTTTTATTAGCAATAAACTCAACATACTGTCCTAATAATAATTCATTAAGACCAATTATTGAACCATCTTTCATAAGATGTTTAGCCCAGGCTTTCTCTTCTTCTACACAAAGTTTATACATATTGTAAACAGTATCTTTATTTTCGTTTACAATTTTTGTCATTTCTGGGTCGTCACCTTGTTGCCAATTTTTTATTATATGTGTACTCAATGCTAGATGCTGTGATTCATCTCTAGCAATCAAAGAAATAATCTTTGCAGATCCTTCCATAAGTTTGAGTTCACCAAATGCAAATGTACAAGCAAATGAAACATAAAATCTTAAACCTTCTAAGATGTTTACATTTACCATTGCAAGATATAATTGTTTTTTAAGTTCTTTAATATCACCAACACCTTTCACAAAATAGTCTTGTGCTAGTTCAGAAAATTTATCATAATTTTCTGTTACTGATATTGCTCTTTTAATAATTTCTTTATCATCTAAAATTGTATCAAACACTTCACTTGGGTCAGCATATACATTTTTCATAATATGTGTGTAGCTACGTGAGTGAATTGTTTCAAAGAAGTCCCATGTAATAATGCAACCTTCTAATTCTGGATTTGATACGTAAGGTAAAAAAGCTAAACTTGGACCTCTACCCTGTACACTATCTAATAGTGTTTGATATTTTAAATTGCTTGTAAAAATATGTTTTTGTTCTGGTCTAAATGTTGTAAAGTCGGATCTATCTTTTTGTAAACTTACTTCTTCAGGCCTCCAAAAGTAACCTAACATTGTTTGATTTAATTTGTCAAACTGAGGGTACTTGAATACATCGTATCTTTGTACGTTTTGATCTTCTCCAAAAAACATTGGCTCTTTGGTAAAATCTATTTCATTTCTATTGAATACTGTCTTTGCCATTGGTACCTATTTATCTATATTGCACACGCATCACAATCTTCAGCAGAATCATTGTCAGCAGTAATAGTCTCTGTGCTTTCTTCTGCGTTGATTTGTGCAAAATCCTCAGCCGCGTTTTGGACAGGTGCGACGTCAACCTCAACTGATGCGTCAGTTTTAAAGTCATACGTATTTTGATAGTAACTAGTTTTCCATCCTAGCTTATACGTTGTTAGTAAGTCTTTAAACATTACACTCATTGGTACTTCGTTGTTTTCAAAATGTGTAGGATTGTATGACCAGTTGCCTGATATAGCTTGATCAAAAAACTTCTGCATAACAGATATAATGTTAATATAACCTTCATTGCTTGGCATATCCCATAACAAAGTATAATAATCTTTTAAAGATTTATACTGAGGTACTATCTGTTTTAATGGACCTTTTTTAGATTTTTTAACTGACAAATAACCTCTTGGTGGTTCAACACCATTTGTTGCATTGCCAACTACACTAGATGATTCTGATGGCATCTGTGCAGACAATGTTGAATTTCTTAATCCGTTTTGTTTTACAAGCTCACGAAGTTTTTCCCAATTCAACTTCAATGTTGTAGAACATATTTCATCTAATTCTTTTTTATAATGATCAATTGGTAATTCACCATTTGCATATTTTGTTCTATCATAATATTCACATTTACCTTTTTCACTTGCTAAATTTGCCGATGCTTGTATTAGATAATATTGAAATGCTTCTGATAGTTCATGTACTCTTGTAAGTGCTTTTTTATCACTATATAGTACTTGATTTTTAGCAAGGTAATGTGCTAGGCCAATATATCCTACGCCTAAACTACGTCTTGCTTTTGTGCTTATCTCTGCCGCTTTAACAGGATATTGTTGATAGTCGATAATTTCATCTAATGCTCTTACTGCCAAATCACATAAATTTTCTAGCTCAGATAAATCTTTAATTACTCCAACATTGATTGCACTTAAAATACAAAGAGCAATTTCTCCTTCACCATCAATGTGCTGTACTGGTACTGTTGGTAAAGTAATCTCCTGACACAAATTACTCATGTTAACTTTGTCAGTAAACGAAGAATGAGAGTTACAGTGATCAATATTCATAATATAGATACGTCCTGTTTCAGCTCTTTCTTTTAATAGCTCAGCAAATAACTGTTGAGCAGGAATTTTCTTTTTTGAGATTTTTGTTGAACGTTCATACTTCATGTACATTTCATCAAATTCTTCTGTACCAAATGCATCATACAAGCCTGGTACTTCATGTGGAGAAAATAATGTTATGTCTTCGCTCTTTAAAAATCTTTCGTAAAATATTTTTGACAATTGTATTGAATAGTCAAGTTTACGAACTCTGTTGTCTTCTGTACCTTTGTTATTTTTTAGTACAAGTATATCTTCAATCTCTTGATGCCAAATAGGGAAATGGACAGTAGCACTACCGCCACGTACTCCATTCTGTGTACAACAACGTACAGTTGATTCAAACTTTTTAAGGAACGGAACTACACCTGTGTGTGCAACTTCACCTCCTCTAATCTTACTGTTGATACCTCTGATACGACCAGCGTTAATACCAATGCCGGCTCTTTGTGCAATGTATCTACCAATTGCCATATCACTAGAAAAAATTGATGGAAGTGTGTCGTCGACTTCGACTAGAACACAAGAAGCAAATTGTTTCATTGGTGTTCTAACACCTGCCATTACTGGTGTAGGTATATTAATTTTAAAAGTAGAAACTGCATTATAATATTTTTTAATGTATTGAAGTCTAGTTGTCTGAGGATAGTTTGCAAACAAAGTACAGGCAATCATCATGTACATATACTGTGGTGTTTCATAAACATTACCTGAGCTTCTATCTTGCACAAGATACTTGTCAACTACTTGTCTAAGTCCTGCGTAAGTAAAATCCCAATCTCTATCGTGCTTGATATAATCATTTAACTTATTCCATTCATCATCACTAAATTTATCTAAAATCTTTTTGTCATAAACACCACGTTCGATATTTCTTGCAACAAGATATCTTAAAGGTATATGGTTATCTGAAGGTAACCATTTTCCAAATACGTGTTTTTGAAGTGAGAAAAGAAGTAGCCTAGACGCTACGTATTGGTAGTTTGGGTTTTCTAAAGTAATTAAATCATTTGCAGATCTAATTAATACGTCTTGTATATCTTGTGTAGACATACCATCAGTAAATTGTAACCCTGAGTTCATTTCTACTTGTGATGATGACACACCTGCTAATCCTTCACAGGCGGCGTTAGTCATCTTGTGTATTTTTTCTAAGTTAAGTTGCTCTTTACGACCATCACGTTTGACAATCTCTATCGAATCCGTTTGTTTGTTCATTGTTATCTCTTTAATTCTATATGTTGTTTTATTGTATAGTCAGAAGACCTAAAGTGTCAACAAAATTCTGTAAAAATTAATGATTTTTTGTGGACAAGTGTAATTATTTAAGAATTTAGGCAGTTAACCAATGTTTTAAAACATAACTTATAGTTGCATTTGTACTTCCACTACTATTATTATATCTTAATCTTAGTGTTGAGCCACTTAAATCTGCACTAAAAACAACTGGGCTTGTGGTTGCTGTTTCAGTTCTGTCATCAAGTAATTCAGCACTTGTACCGTCAGTGATGATTCGCATTGTGCCAACCGCTAGTGCTGATCCAAACTTAAGACTATAGTCAATAAAAAAGCTATTTGACTTTGTAGTATCAAAAGTTGTTATGTTAGCAGTAGTTCCACCTTTTGTTAATGTTGCTTTCAGTAAAGAAAGAGGTTTAACAAAAATGTTATTTTCAAAAACTGGTCTAGAATCTTGAGTATAAATTTGTATGTTGTTTGCCACTGTGGCATAGTTTGATCCTGTTGCTCTATTTAAAAATGTAGCTAGGTTTAATGCCTGTGTTGGTGAATCAGATTCAATTAAAAAATTTCCATCACAAACAATTTTGCCTGCACCATATGGTAGATTTGAAACTGCTCCTCTAATATTGTTATCTGCATTTTTAAATGCACTAGATATCATACTTAATCCAGCTAAAGTAGATGCTGTTGTTGTTTGATTTCCAGACGCACCAACGTCTACAAAACCCGTTCCTGTTGATGTATCAATATATAACTGATTTGTTGTACTTGTTTGTGTTACATCTAAGCCAGGTAATGCTGTTCCTATTGCGGCAACAATTTCAGCCACTGTCCATTTTGAAACAACTACTACTGTGTTATTTTCAGCAATGGCATTTGCAACAAAAGTAACATTTAAATTACTGCCTGATGTACTTACAGTATAATTATTGCTTGGTACTACTTCAGGTATTTGATTAATATTGAATTTTGTAATTTCAAAACTTTCAGGATTATAAGGTGATGCTTTAGTACCTGGTAATACCATTTGTGTATTTGAATTTAATACTGATAAGTTTGCTTCAGTACCATTACCTACAACGTTTTGTGTTTCAGCTAGTTTAAAAAATACTAGTCTGTTATCAATTCTGCTCTGTGTATCTGCTTGTGCATTAAGGTAGTTACTAACTTGCACCATACGATTTTTTGCATCTTGATTTCCACCACCAATATACAATTCTCTAGTGTCAAGTGCTAGACCTATTTCACCTTCAGCTAAAGGTGTTGGAAGATCTACCTTGTTTCCTCGTCTGTTTTTTAATCTAACGTAATTTGTACTCATTTGTATTTCCTAATATTACTATTTATTAGTTAGTTTATAAAACTCTTCTACTTTATCAAGCCACTTGTTAATATATGTGTCAAATTCTTTGTCTTTTACCATGAATTGCTGGTATTCTCCGCTGTGTGATACTATAAAGATAAGCCCTGCTTGTATATTTGTGCCATATACTTCATTATGTGCTAGGGCATAGGCGGCACATTGTATGAAATAATCTTCGATCCACTCTTTCTTTTTAACTTTACGACTAGTTTTAAAATCACCAATAGCAGGTATTCCTTCATATTCACAAATCATGTCGGCCGTTCCAGCATACAAGTTTGGAAAACATAAATGTTGCTCAATTGCCCAAACTTCGTTAACTTTTTTCATGCCTTGTTCAATAATGATATCACTAAGATGTTTAGCTTGTTGATGTACTAGATTCGTACCTTTAGGTCTTTCAGTTCCTAATACATAATGCTCTAAATGATTGTGTGTGGCTGTTCCTAAATTTGCTGATTCTGTTACAATTCGTTGAGCTTCAGATTGTCCTACTCTTTTTTTCCATTGGTTGAGTGCTGTCATATCTTTAGTAGCACTTAGAATTGTCGTGACACTAGGAACTGGATTGCCATCTTCGCCAACATAATGACGTTTGCCATTTATTGTTGTTCTTTTTAAATTTTTATATTGAAATTTTTCTTTTAGTAATGACACTAGGTAATATCTCTATCAATGGTTTTCTTTGCCATTTTGGCAACTGTTTTATTATTATCCATTGTAGCATCTTTACTGTACTGTGTCAAATTATAATTTTGATTAAGGGTAACTTTTTCAGGATTAATACTTCTAACTAATTTCATATTTTTAACAAGATCACCTAGGCTGTTTGGTGTAACAGAATGACCCATTTTTTTTAATTCATCAACTAGATCGTTAGTACTAATTTCATATTTTCCTTGTCCAACAAGACTCAACAAAAGATTTTGAGTATCTGCTGTTAAATGGGAAAAATAGTTTTCTGTGATTTCTTGAAGTCTCATTAGTCTTTTTTAGCTCTACCAAGTGGCTCGTCTTCTGGACCACTTGAAGCTTCGTCCCCGTCAGTTGCAACATCACTGTCTGCTGGGTCGATTTCTAAAGACTCTACATCATCTAAATCATTTTCAACTTCGTCTTCTACATCGTCGTCTGCATTAGACATATCAGTTGCAGGTTGTTCACCTTGTAATTTTAATACTTCGTTTTGTGTATTTTCTTTGGCTTCTCTTGCCATTTCTAAAATTTGGTCAATTGTTGCCATCATTGAATTGTTAAACTGTGCGGCAACATCCGCTCCAAATTCATAAGTCATTTTATCTACTAAAGCACCTAGTGTTTCATTTTGCATTTTGCCTAAGTCTTCAACTATGCCTTGAAACTCGTCAACTAATTGCTGACTTGCTAAAACTGTTTCAGCTTTTTCTAAGTCTTGTTCTTCTTTAACAACTTCTTCTGTGCTTTCTCCCATTTCTTCGTCTCCTGAAATAGGTGAGTTTTCACCTGAAGTGTTGTCTGGTGCAACTTTATCATCAGCAACTTGTCCTATCATTAAGACAATCGCTTCGCTTAATAAAATATTTTTCGCATACTCTGGGTGAGCATGGTAAGAATTGAACGGTAAACTTGATTTTAACTGTTCACGTTGTAAGTCTAGTTCAGTTTTAACTTGATATAATTTTTGAAGTTCAACTTGATCGTAAACTTTAAAGCCGTAAGTCTCTTCTAACCAACGGTTGATCCTAGAAATTTTAGTTTCGTAGTTACTTTGTAAATCATTTAATTTCATAACAAAATTATTTATGCTTTCAGGCTATTATTTTTATGTACATACTGAGCTGATATCAGCTGATCGAGGATATTCAACTGGTTTTTCAGGCCATTAATGATGGTTTCAGTGGTACTTTTCTCTTTTTTAGTGGTTAGTAATTCTAGTTTTTTTGTATTTTCATCCAGGGATTCGAGTAAATGTGAGTACTGATTGTTGTTATCAAGCAGTTGTTTTACTTCAATATGCTGTCTATTTTTACCTTCAATAACGGTAATAGTTAACAAATATGCTAGTTTATACTGGTTTATATCGTAAAATAACTTATTATTTGTTTTAGTATCAATTATATCATATCTATCACTTTCATTCTTAGATATTAGTAAATGATCTATTGCAGTACCATTATTAGTACGTCTTGTGTTTATTGCTATTTCAAAATCTTTTTTATGTATGTTTGTTTTAACTACTTTGTCCAATAACACATCAAGTTTGGATACATTAGTTTTATTGATTAGCTTTTTCTTTTCGTTGCCTTCAATTTTTAAGGCTTCAAATCTACTAATCTCACTCTTGATATGCTCAACATATGACGTAGGTATTTTAGTATGCCTATGTAGTATAGTGGCAAATCTAAAATGTTCTAAACATTCTTTTGCAGTTGAATAATGAGGGTAATCCGGATTGTTTTTCATATCTCTAATTTTCTCTTGTATTCTCATTTATGTAACTACTATATTACATTTTTACCAAAAGAGCAAGAAGTTTTTATCGTTTTAATGCTTTATTTAAAGCCGCTACTCTACGTGATGCTGGGTTAAACTTCTTAGCAAACTTAATTTTTCTCTGTAATCTTGAACCCATCTTTGCTTTCATTTTCTTCATAGTAAAACGTTTTTTAATATCTAAAGGAGCACTACAAACACTAGGGTTTGATACAATTCTTCCTTTTTTTCTACCAAAACTACAACGGTATTTTTTTACAACTTTTTTACCACTACGGCCAAAAATCATTTTAGTTTCATTTACTGGTATAAGATCACTAATGAACATTATTTTTTACCTATTTTAATTTTTGCTGGTGCTCGTCTGGCTTTAATTTGTTTATTAAACTTTTTAACGTTTTTACTAACTGGATTATATCTTTTAGTTAAGGACTGTTTTTGGGATTGGGCAGTGCTAGTTCTTCTTCTAGTAGCCTTCATTTGCTGAGATTTTCTTACATTCATCGGTGCTGTACAAGTGGAAGGATCTGCTACCAATCTTCCTTTTCGCGGACCAGCAACACATCTAAACTTACGTTTGATGCTACTTTTCTGCTTTCCGTATGCAATCTTAGGTCCAACTACTTCTACAATTTTCATGTTACTTTATAATCCCGCCAAATACTACTGTGAACAAAATAGTCAACATTGTGAAAAACATGGTACCAGCTGTCCACATAATAACTTTTTCTAACTTTGAAAATCCTGCTTCCATTTTAGTTTCAACTTTTTCAATATGTGCTTCTACACGATCAAAGCGATTTCCAATTTCTTCGTGTCTTTCTCTACTTAATGCAACATGAGTTTCTAAACTAGAATACTCTACTTGCTCTGGTACTTGCTGTGGCTGTCTAGCCAAATCTGGTTTGTTGTCCATCGATTTTGCTCCTAAAACTTTTTTATCCATGTATTTGTATTTACTCCAGAACAGTTTATTCTTCCGCCAAAAAGCACAATGTCCTGCAAACGAGCTGTTAAAACCCCTACAGGATCATTATGCAATTGAAAAAGATTTGGTTGCTCCACTCCAAATACGAATTCATAGCTATTTAATTTAAAATTTGGTTCAGTAAAAAACAATATTTTACCGTATATTGATATCATTTGCTTAATATGATCAAAGTCTTTATCACTATCTTCACCTACTAGTTCGCTATATGTCAATGGTATTTCTGTCGTCAGTCTGTATATTTCTGTAGATTTTCCTACCTGGAGATAGGTATTTTTGACTGTATTTAAACTATACATTACCGTGATCCTTTAGCAATGTTTTTTGGTACTAGTTTTTGATCTGTAAATTTATTACCAATTAGTTTTCTTTGTTTAGTCATATCAAACAAAGTGCTATATAATTCGCTTTTTGGTAAAGTTGATCTTACATACTGTAATAGTAATGTTACTGCTGTGACTCTTTCTTTATGTTTTAATATTTCATAATCGGTTAATAATCTTCTTGCTTTTTTAAGTGCAGAATTTTTAATACCTAATTCTCTTTCAATTTTTACAAATAGTCTTTCTAAACCTGATGCATCTTCTGTTTTAAGATTATTAATAAACTGTGTAACTGTCACTGTATTTTTTTGTAGCTTGTCTATGTACAAATCAGATTTTTTATCATTTACAAATTGTACAATACTACCAGTTCCTAAAATGCTGTGAATCATTAGATATAAATCTGTACCATTTGTTCTGAAAAAATTATAGTTAGTGTAGCTACTAGTTCTAGATGCATACTGTTTTGATATTCTTCTATACTTGTATTCTCTATGCATGGCTGTTAAAGAAAGAAGATATGCATAAACTATTTCTCCAATCTTTGTTGCCTCATAGTCACCAATTTCTTGTCTAGATCTAAAAGCTCTACTTTCAGTTAAACCTGTTACTAAATCCAATTGCAAAGATTCTTTAGCAAAGTTTTTTCTAGAAAAATCTAATCTGTCTACTACCTTAATAGCTTTACCTACATGATCAACTGCAACAAAGCCTTCTTGATCACTAACTGTATATGTGTCGCCATCTTGAGTGAATGCATCTATGGCTTTAATATTTTTTAGCTTCTGATACAAAGTATTTTTGATACTGGATAATTTTAACCATAAGCTATACCAAGATTCAATATTACTCTTATTGGCAAAATATGAATTCTTCCATTGTTCTAGTGCTAATAACTTTCTTTGTCCAGCTGGTCCTTCTCTACCAGTTTTTAAACCTGCAATTTCTTTTTCAATTCTTGCTTCATAGTCTTTTGCAAAATTATTAAAAAATGCTGTTGGGTCTTGTTCTATTGCTCCTGCTCTAACCATATTATTATGATTTGCATGAATGTATTCTTTTAACTTTTTTCCTAATTCAGATAATTCTAAAAATGAAAAAATGTTCCCGGCTGATTGCATATATTTTTCTGCATCATTGATTGCTTTCATAACTGCTTTATGTTCGCCTGCTGTTAAGTTAACAACACCAGTATAATCTTTAATGTAAGCATCATCATACCATACATCATCTGTTTTGTTTAATGACGATAAGTTTACATCAAAACTTGCTGTCATATCTTCTAGTGTATTACCAGAATATGCTGTATGAAATACTATTCCTATATCTGCTTTTTGTATTTTTTGTGCAAGTTCTGAATTTACTGGAACTGCATAGGTAAGTGTATTTGGTTTAAATGCAATGTATGATTTACCTTCATACTGAATATTTTTTAAACTGCCTTTAGTAAACAACAAATCTCCTTGTAGTACATTTGTTATTCCTAATTTAGATAAACCTATAAATGCTTTTTTTAATTTATCTCGTAATCCAGCTTTATCACCATCTTCTTTAACATCTGGATGATTACTTGATATATCGTCTAGGCTTTTATTAAGTTTAGGATCTTTGTTGAAAACACCTTTTGTACCTACAAAGAACTTGCCATCGCTAGGATCTGTTCCACAAAAAATTGCTGGTGATCCGTCCCATTTAATTGTAACATTAAACTTTTTTGGACTTGATGTTTTGGCCAAATCTGCTAGGCTCTTTAAAAAAGAAAGAGCTCGTTCGGCGCCTTGCTTTCCTTGAAATAAGGCTAAATCTTCTAAATGTGTAAGATGAAGATTTGTGTTTTCAGTAAATAGGTCATTAGCTTTCATTTGATTCGTTTAGCTTTTTTATTCCACGTTCGAATTTTTTAGGATCTTGTGTTTTAATACTGTTTATGAATCTTTTCACTAGATCGTCTGCTGTTGCTTCATCGTATGATTCGTAAATCATTTTACTAACATTGATTGCTGAACTAATTACATGGTTAGCTCTAATTTCAACCACATTATTCATGTCTGTAGACGGTACTACACTGCTAATTTCTTGTAATATTGAACGTGTCTGTTTCTTCATAATGTTGCCTCAGTAATATTTATGTTAGAAAAGTGTTAAAACAACCACGTATATTACTCTACTCGTCAAAACTACCCATTTCTCTTTGTCTTTTTAATAGATCTCTAAGATTTTTTGTATTTTCAGTCTTCTCTGCAACCACTGTTGTTTCAGGTTTTTCATTTACTGTGCTGGTTCTAGTCTTAATTGAATTCAATAAACTACTTCCAGACTCAGTAGGTAAACTTACTTCTTCGTCATCATCTAGATCTGAAATTCGTAATTTGTCAATATCAAATGCTAAATCTATTTTAGATCCAACACCACCACTGCTTCTTGTTTTAATTAATTGTATTTGATATCTACCACGTTCACGCATAGCTCTACTTGTAAAGATACCTATTAAATTATCTGCTGTATTAATTTTACTAATACCACCTGCAATATGACTTTGATCATATTCTACTTCTTCAATTGCACCTCTATTAAGTTGCGAAGCTGTTACTAGTACCATTTGCTGTTCTACTGCAAAGTTTCTTAGTTCTTCAGACACAAACTTATCTTTAATAAACATATCTGCAGGAGATATTTTTTTATTAGTTGGAAACATTAAATCCAAGTAATCAACCAATACTACATCGGGTGCAACACCTTTATTAATAGTATATTCCTTAATATAACTTCTCAGATCGTTTGTTGTCGATCCGGATGCCATGTACTTGATTTGAAACGTTCCACCGGATTTAGTTTTTTGCATACGAACTGCTAGATCAACATCATCAATTTTCTTGAATATTTCATTTGTTGGTACACCTGTCGTCATAGAATCAACCCTCATTGCACTTAATTCTTCACTTAATTCAAATGTAAAATAAACTACATTCATTCCTTGTTCTAACCAATTCATTGCAAGATTTTGTAAAAATAAACTTTTACCTGCTCCTGAACTACCTGCAAAAATGTTTAGTTCACCTTTGTTAAATCCACCATATAATCTATCATCAAGTCTTTTCCAGCCTGTTTTAATAGTTCCATTGTTTTCTTTTAGTCTTAATAATCTTGCTTTAGGATCTTCGAAATAATCAATACCTAAATCTTTTGTTAATCCAATACGAACTGCTTGTTTAATTTTTTCTTCTACTGGTCCATATTCTGACTTTTCTAAAAGATCAGCACTTTCAATAATTGCTTTTTCAAGTGCCTTGTGTCTACAAAAAGTTTCAAACTCATCTAAGAACCAAGTTTTTTGACTTTCATCTAAGTCAGGAACCAAGTTAATATCTAAATCAGTTTTTGCTTTAATTTGATCTGGTGTTGGTAATGAATTATATTCTTCAGCATACTCTATTAGTAGCTCGACCACTTCAAAGTATTTTTTACTAAAGTATTGTGGACTTATGATATTTCTAACACGAACAAACAGATCTTTTTCTGTTATCATAAATTCTAGAAATAATTTTTGTAAATCATCTGAATAAACTGTTGGCATATCTTTATTATACTCTATTTTGTTTCATTTCGCAAGTATTTCCAACTCACTGGAAAACTTTCTTGGGTTAATTTATCAATTAAATCTGCTATTACTCTAGTTTCTTCTTGGGTATCACTAGCACATCTTAAATTACATACTCTAGCAAAAGCATACAGAGTTCCACTCCAATACCATTCAGTCATCATGCTTTGTGGCAAAACCATTCTTGCCATCTCGGGTGCTACTCCTTGGTTTAATAGAGTTTCATAATATACATTTAACTGAGACATCATGTTATCATATTTGCTATTATCAACTGCTACTTCTCCATCTGAACCCTGCTTTGAATTTTGTGGCCTACCTCTCCAAGTATCTGGAGTATAAAATTCTGGTTCATAGTCAACATAACGTCTACTAACTTCATTCCAAGTCAAACCAACTTGATGTTTTACTAACTGTCTAGCTACAAAAATAGGAGCCTTTATTCTGAATTGTAAACTAGCATGAGCAAAAGGTGACCAATGTTCGTGTTTAGCTAGGAATGAAATTAACTTTTCATCATTGTCTTCAAATTTATCTTTAGTCTTTGCGTACGAAACTCTAGCGGCATTTACAACCGTTAGGTCCGAACCCATCTTGTCAACTAACTGTACGTTCAATTTATTCTCCTAATATGTTGATACAATCTTATCTGCAATACCATACTTGACTGCTTCCTTGGCACTCAACCATCTATCTTCTGGTGGTAATAAAATATCTCTAACTTTCTTTTCACTCAATCCAGTACACTTTTTATAGTGATCAATCATTCTTGCTGTACTCAATTCAAACTCTCTTACTCTTGCAAATAGTTCGTGTTCTTTACCACCCGATCCCCAACTATATTGATGTGAAAGAATACTAGTGTTTGGCGTTATAACTCTACGACCTTTTGTACCACTCATAAAAGTTAATAGTCCACATGATGCAATCATACCAAGTCCTACTGTTTTTACAGGAATAGCTGATCCTTTCATTGTGTCAATTAGTGCAAATGCTGAATGTACTTGTCCACCAGGAGAGTTAATTATTAATGTTAATTCTTTTGGTCTTTGTGAATTTGGTAATAAGTTTTTTTCAATGATTGTATTAATTACCGGCTTTGTTGTTGTGCTATCAAACCCATCACTAAAATATATAATACCTGATTCGTACATTAACATACCAGGTTGCAACGGTTGTTGTGGTGGTGGTTTTTGTTGTTGTCGTTTTTTGTTTGCTGTTGTTTGTTCGCTTGTCATTCTGTAACTCCTATTTTTTTAAATATCTGTATCTTCGCCATATTGTTTGTGGCACTTTCTATTATTGATTCTAGTGTATGCAATCTTCCATATAATTTTACGGCATCTGCACAATCTTTAATTGTTGATTTCCAATCTGGAAAACTTACATACCAATTGTTTTCAGTAGCTACATCAATTAATGAACTACCTGACTTATCTCTATCAGGACATACAATAACTGTTTTACCAGCTGAGTTAATAACATCTATCTGTCCTTGTGTTAGCTTATTGCCTAAAGAACTAACAGCATTAATACCTAATGCATCTAAGACACCTTCTGTTATTATAACATACTTTCTATCATTATGCAATTGATCAAAGTTATAAAGATAACCTGGTTGAACATCGCTGTAGTATTTTGGCACGTTTTCTTCTTCTGTAATTATTCTAGAAGTATAACCAACAATTTTGTTGTTAGCATAAAAAGGAACAATTACTCTTTTATTCATTTTCATAAAAGGATCCGGACTCCAATAAAACTTTTTATAAAAGTCTAATCCTCTATCCATTAGATATTTGTATACAAAGACTGCATCCGATGGTGGATTGTATGATCCATGTATAACTTCATCTATAAGTTTTGCATTCGATGGCAATCTTTTTTCAGAAAAATCTGTTACAGTTTGATATTTTTTAACTACTTCAGGTTCTTCATCTTTTATTCTCATTGCTTCAAATTGAAGTTCTTTTATTTTTTGATCTGGAACTCCAATATTTCCTAAAAGGCTTTGCATTTTTTTACCCAATAATCTGCCTGGAGAAAATGATGCTTTGTATCCACAGTTAAAACAATGATAACTTGTAACATCACTGAACTTAAATCCACCTCTATGCCTAGAGTCATTTCTTGAATGTCCTTGTGTTGTACACATTGGACAGTTAATTGTATGCCAGCCAGATGGTGTCTTTTTCATTTTAACAGCATGGGCCATAATTGTAGATTGCAAGTTCATTAGCTTATTATAAGAGATTTTTTACTAAATGTCAATTAGCTTTTAGGAAATTATGCTAGATAACTCATAGTTCCAACGTCATATTCAGAAAGTTGAAACCTGGTTTGGTTTTTAGGATCTAATATACTGTTGAATATTTCACTAGCTACCATAACATAGTTTACTCTACTGTTCAAAGTAAAGTTCCAAATAGAAGTGTTTAAATGAGAAACAAGATTTTGTGTTAACACAAAACTTTCTTCAAGCTCACGTTTAGCTGTTGCTATTCCTTGGGCTATAAGAGAGTTTCCAATAGTAGAAATAAAAGGTGGAACTATTTGTATGTTTTTTTCTATTAATTCATATATTGGATTATTGCTTGGTGTAAGATTATCCTCAAAAGAAAAACCTATGTCATTACACATTATAATAACTTTTGGATTGAACTGTATTAACTGTTTGCTGTATTCTGGTGTAATAATTTTATCTGTTAGTAGAATATCTGCATCAGATGGGCCAAACTGTTTATGAGGTACATAGTTAAATTGTTGTTTAGCAAGATCCAAAAATCCTTGAGTGAAGGCTCCGTTGTTTTCAAAATCACCAGTAATTTTGTAATCAGGATACTTTTCAATAATACTCATAATAGTACCAAAGGTAGAAGTGAAGTCGGCTTCAACTATTTCTATACCTTGATCCCATGCCATTCCTCTCCTAACTGATTTTAATAAATTAAAATTAAGACTGTTTGATGGGTAAACTTTAATGTTAAAAATATTGTTTAGTCGTTTACCAATCATAGATGCTAGGTGTTTTTCAATAACATCACCGTGACCTTTAAACTTGTTAGCAATTACCCAAACACCAGGGTTCCAATTTTTTCCAGATAGCAATGATTTATGTTTTTCATTTTCTAATATTAGTTTTGCTCTATGTTTAAAATCATCAGCATCGATATATTCAGTTGTACATACTCTATGAATAGTTGTTTTATATCCTAAATCCGTAGAGTCCAATATAAAACAATTTTTTTCCTGCGGGGTATCTTGTATTATTGGTGTGGTCATAATAAGATTTTAGTTTCTTAAAAGTACTTTGTCAACCGATCCGGCTGATAATGTATATCTTATTCTTAAATGTGGTGCAGATGTTTCAAAGAAAAATGGATTTACACCAGTTTCAGTACTAAATGCAATAGCATTGGTTCCTTGTCCTTGCACTGCTACATTAAACCAATCATTGTTGTTTGTACTTGGTGTGGTATCTAAATTACCTTGTACTTCAAAATTTCCTGTGTAGCCTGTTGTGTAAACTGCTATAGTATGATTTCGTGCTGTCAAGTTTCTTTCACTGCTACCTTTTAAATTTGGTGAATAGTAAAATGATCCAGCTTGTGTAAAAGTACTTGCTGTTTGTGTTGGTCTTGCTGATGGCAAACCTGAATCTCTTACTTCTAATGTACCACGCATATCACCTGCTCTATCTGTATATGCTAGTGTCTGTACCTGACTAGAATTTTGCAAATACGCATTGAAATCATAAAAGCCTGGTGCTATGTTGTATAGTTCAGCTGATGTAATCTCTACAAATGCTTTGCCTCTAGTAGCATTGCTTACTGTCATTGTTTTAGCAACAACAGTTTCACCATTCTCAATATCTGTTACATTAAAGTAGACTGTCAAGTTAGTTAAATCTTGTGGTACATTATTATCTGTAACAAAATTAAAATTTGTCTTGTTATCTACTCCAGAATGTAGTATTATGTTTTTATCATACAAAGGCATACTGTTATTTAACACCGATGAGGTTGACAACGTATAAGTATTGTTATAAACATATAAAGTAAATGAACTGGACATACTAATATTTATGGATTACGCAGAATTACAAGAGAAATTTCCTTTTTTGTCGTGCTTAAGGTACGCAAATAACGAATACGTAGGCATATTACAGAATCAAGACCAGTTTGTAACGTCAATATACGTATATGAAGACCTCAAAACCAAGAGTGATAAACAAAATTTCTTAGATTTTGGTGATATATGGTGGTGGGAATCTAATAGAACCATACCAATTAATATATTTTTAAACAGAGAATTCGACCAATTTAAGCGAATATTAAAAACATTTAACACAAAAGACGTAGAAATGCTGTTTGGTCCTGCTACTAGTCTTAATAATGTTTTGAAAAAAAGAATAATTCGTAGAAATATTAGCTTACTAAAAAAAGAGTAGTATA